CCACAAATTCAAACATATAATTCAGATTCAGATAAGGCACGTTCATTACTTCAATCAATAAATCCATCACGCTTAGATGATTATGATTCATGGTTAAAAATAGGCATGGCTGCTCATTCTGTTGGGGATGATTCCCTTTTACAGGAATGGGAGTCTTTATCACAAAAAAACAGTAAATATCAATCTGGTGAATGTGAAAAGAAATGGGCTTCATTTAAATCATCTGGTGTCTCATTAGGCACTCTGCAAAAATTTGCTTCAGAGGATGGCTGGACACCACCACCACGCAACTTTCCAACATCAATAAAAACACAGGAAAAATCTACAATAATTCCAACAAAACTTGAGCAGCTTACATCACAGGAATTAATAAATTTTTTACGCAACCTTAAACAAGAAATAAGATTCAACATCTTTTCTCATTCAATAGAAATGGATGGCAAAGTTTTAAAAAATATTGAACTTTTCTACCTCACACTTGCAGAACTTGGTTATAAAGTACCAAAAGAAATGGCTGTTGATTGCCTTCTTAAAGTTGCACATGAGAATGAATATGACCCTGTAAAACTTTATCTTGATCATTGCTATAACGAAATAAAACCAGAACTGTATGGCATTGAAAGAATGGCATCCACATATCTCAGGCCAGAGGATCAAAACTTATCAGAGCCTACTATCTATGACACCATGCTTAAACTTACTCTCATTAACGCAGTAAGAAGAGCTTACATGGCTGGTTGTAAACATGACACCGCAACAGTATTACAAGGGCCACAGGGAATAAAAAAATCTTCTTTCTGGCAAGTACTATTTGGCCCTTTCTTTTCAGATGCTCTCGGTGACATATCTTCAAAAGATGATCTGCTTGTCCTTCACCGTTCATGGGGCATGGAATGGTCAGAGATTGATGGGGTAACAAGCCGCAAACACGCTGGTGTTATAAAAGCATTTTTATCAAGATCAACTGACCTCCTTAGAGTTCCTTATGGTAAAGCCGTTGAAGAATGGCCTAGAAGAGGCATTATTGTCGGAAGTACTAACAAAGAATCAGGTGTGCTGATTGATGACACAGGCAATCGTAGATTTCATATTTGTCCATGCACTAAAAAATCAATAGACCTTGATGCGCTGCAACTTGAAAGAGATTCATTATGGTCGGCAGCTGTTCACCTTTTCAAAAATAAAGAACAACATTTTCTATCAACAGAACAGGAAAATCAAATTGAAAAAGAAAACCTTAAATATATGGTTGATAGCCCATGGCAATCTGTTATTGTCAACTACCTAAACGATCCAGCAAATGCTGTTAAAGATATAACCATAGAACTTTTATTAACTGAAGCAATAGAAAAACCAATATCAAATCAAACAAAATCTGACACCATGACTGTCTCATCCATTCTCAAATCCTTACATTA